CTCGCCAGAGGCCCTCCTTTCTGCTAAAAGTATTATTGATCACTGGAAGAAGGATTCTTCGGTAATAATATTAAGGGGGAATCATTGTGCCAGCACTAAAGCTGATGATGGGGTTACGGCACTAAGCGTTTTCGATGAGTCTAAAGTTCGAATTATAACACATACTTGGTACGATTATAAAACCAAGAGAGCCTTTATACCCCATTATGAAAATGAAGAAAAAATTATTAGCAAGCTCAGAGATTGCCCTAAAGGTTATACTGTATTTGGTCACTTCGGTTATTTTGGTTGCCTTAATTCCGTTGGTGATCATGACTTTGATATCAATATTAACTCTTTTAGGAATACTACTATTCTGGGCCACATTCACAGACAAAATAGCAGAACTTTTAGCGTCAATGGCGAAGAAAAGCAACTTTTAATTCTAGGCACTCCATATACTACCAATTTTGGGGAGTCAGGAAAAGACAACTATTATGCTACACTTGAAGAAGGAAGCTTATCCTTGCATAAGATTGATCACGGTCCAAGGCATTTACTTTTAAACAATTGTGATGTAGATAAAAGCTTAGATCTAATTAATGATCCTGCGTATCATACTATACTAAGAATAGTTCTCCAGCCAGGAGAAACCCAAGCTAACTTAGAGGGCGTTAAGGCTGCTTCTGTAAATATTAAGTACGCCCCAGCCTTTGATGAGGACCATATTTCCGATTATAAGCCCAGCCGTGATCTTTTTCGGCTAAATGATGTAGTGATAGAAGACTATATAGAATCAGCAAACTCGTCACTTGGAACTGATAAGTTAATGGAGGGGTACAACTTATTAAAGTATGAAGATTAAAGCTATAAAGATTCAGAATTTTTATTCCTTTGAATCTACTACGGTTAATTTTGATAAGTTTACTAACCTAGTTTTAGTTAAAGGACAAAACAAAGACGCTGGTGGATCTAATGGTGCTGGTAAAAGCGCATTCATTGAAGCCATTTACTTTGGCTTAACAGGTAAAACAATTAGGAAAAGTACTGAAGATTCTATTGTTCATGTAAAGCACAAGAAGAAGTGTCTCGTAGAGCTATCTCTAGATAATGACATCACAATTACTAGACAGAAAAAGCCAAGTAAATTGCAGGTTTTTATCGGCAAAGAAGAGAAAACAAAGGAGAGTATAGCAAAGACACAAGAGTACATTGACGAGCTTCTGAAGATTAATTATAAGGTTCTTTTGTCTTCTATGTTTTTTGGGCAAGAAAACCACACCAACTTCTTAGACTGTAATGCTGAAGACAAAAGAACTATCATCAAAACTTTTTTAGATTTAGATGATATCTTCTCCATGAGAGATAGAATTAAAAGCCATAAAGCTGTCTTTTATCAAACCATGAAAGAGCAGGATTCTTTAATGGAAGAACACACTTCTATGATATCTGAGTTTACCAAAAAAATAGAAAAGCTTAACAAGGCGAAGGCGAATTTTTCTGAATATGATGATAGTATTTTAAGTCTCTCCCTAGAAGATATTCTAGAATCCGAGGAGCGAGAGTCCTCTAGATGCTGGCAACTTATCAGCGTTGCAAGGGACCTTGATTCTGTCGAGGGTGAGCTTAATAAGTACAAAGAGAGACTTAGTGCTCCTAATAAGGGCACTTGTGATAAATGTGGGCAGCCTGTTGAGGCTTCGGTAAATGTCGCATTTACACAAATGGAAATAGCAAAACTAGAAAAAGAAAAAGTTATTCTTTTAAATTCTCAGGAGTCTTTATCCCCTGAGTCCCTAAAGCCCATTATCTCATCTAAAGAGTTTTCAAAAGTTTTAGCTTACCGTGAGTTGTGTAGGGATGAAACAAACTACGAATCTTTAATTGAGTCTTATAGAGAAAAGAAAAAAGAGAAGGCTGCTGTTAAGGCCGAGAATAAATTAGACTATGAGGTTATGCGTTTTTGGGAAAAAGCATTCTCCCAACAGGGCATAATCAAATTCATAATTAGAAACATTTTAGACTACTTAAACAACAGGGTTAATTATTATACTTCATTTTTAACAGATTCAAAATATTCTTTATATTTTGATGAAGAATTAAACGAAAAAGTAATGACTGAGGACCAAGTTATTCAGTATATATCTTTATCTGGAGGAGAGAAGAGGAAGATAAACTTAGCTGTAATGATGGCACTAAAAGACCTCCTTCTTCTTACGGATAAAAATCAATCTAATATCTTATTTTTAGATGAGATTGCCGAAAATCTAGACGAAGAAGGGATCAATGGTTTATACGCCCTCCTTCAGGAAATCAAGAAAGATAAGTTAATTTTTATAATCACTCATAATAAATATCTAAAAACGCTGCTTCACTCCGCGCCTCGTTTATCTATTATAAAGTCTAAAGGGGTATCTAAGGTAGTAAAATGGCGTTAACAAATTTAAATGAGTTAGGACAAGAGATTTTTGAGGCGCGATACGCTTACCCTGGCGAAACAAAATGGGGTGAAAGGGCGAAGGTGATTTCTAAAACGATTGCTTCCGCAGAAAGAGATGAAGATAAAGAAAAAGTTGAAAAAATGTTTTACGATTCCATCGGTTCTGGGGACCTTATTCCGGGGGGTAGAATTATTTACGGTGCTGGCCGCAACCGTGGCAATCATAACCTGCTTAATTGTTATGTTATTATTCCAGAAGATAGCGTGGACTCCATTGGAAAAACTATACAGGATATGTATAGAATCTCCTGTGCAGGTGGAGGAGTAGGGTTTAATGTCTCAAAGATTCGTCCCCGTGGAGATCACATTGGGAGCGTAAAAAACTCAGCCCCTGGCGCAGTCTCCGTACTGCAAATGATTAATGAAGTTGGGGAACATGTCAGGGCTGGAAAGAATCGCAGAACTGCTCTTATGGGAATACTTAATGTTAATCACCCAGATCTGCTTGAGTTTCTATCTGTAAAATTAGATCAAGGTGAGCTAAACAACTTCAACATCTCTGTTGCTATTACAGATCGTTTCCTTGAGGCTATTGAGTTGGATGAGGATTGGTACTTTACTTTCAATAATAAGGAGTATCACTCGTATGAAATGCTGCTTAATAACGAGGAAGTTACTCATGTTATTGCTCAAGACGAAGAAGATGCACTCGCCCGAGCCGATAATTTTCATAAGAAAAATTGGAAAGATACCTTTACCTGTCTCGGTCGTAAAGATATGAAAGCTAGGGACTTATGGGATAAGATATGGAAAAATTCTGTAGAATCTGGGGATCCTGGCATTTATAATATAGACTTGGCTAATAGATATACTAATGTATCGTACTTTGAAAGCTTGGATTCTACGAATCCGTGTGGCGAAATCTCACTCCCCTCATACGGGAATTGTTGTCTTGGCAATGTCAATCTTAGTAATATGGTGCTTGATGATGGCGCTGATATTGACTGGAAAAGGTTAGCGCGGACAGTCCGCACAGGGATTAGGTTCTTAGATGACGTTCTCACCGTTAATAAATTTCCAACGGATACCTGTAAGCAGGTTGGTGAGAGATCCCGACGAATTGGCCTCGGCGTAACAGGCCTACACTATATGTTAATTAAACTGGGGATTAAGTACGGCAGCGAGAAGTGCTTAGAGTTTTTAGACCGACTCTTCACTACCATACGGGATGAATCGTACAAGATGTCGATATACCTCGCACGGGATAAAGCCCCCTTTCCAGAGTTTGATTACAAGAAATACTTAAATGAAGACTATGCGAAGACTCTCCCTGCACGAATTAGAATGCTTATCAAGAGACACGGTATCCGAAATGCTGTTATGCTCACTATACCCCCCTGTGGTACTATCTCTATGCTACATGGTGTTAGCAGCGGCATTGAGCCTATCTTCTCAGCCATGTACAACAGAAGGTATCGTCAATCCAATGTGTGGAAGGAGCAGTTAGTTGTCGATCCGTTGTTCGAAGAATGGCATCGGGAGGGGAAGTCCTTGGAGAACTTCGTTGGAGCCTACGATGTGGCCCCCGAGGATCATATTAAGGTACAAGCTACGGTCCAAAAGTACATGGATTCATGCATCTCCAAAACTATCAATCTTCCAGAAGGTACTGAGCCTGAAGAGTTTTCTCAAGCGGCGTTGGATTATGCTCCATACCTCAAAGGTCTTACTGTTTATAGGGCAGGTGCTAAAGACAATGAACCCTTAGAAGCTATCCCCCTTACTGTAGATAATATAGACAAACACATGAAAAAAGAAAAAGTTTTAGAGATGGCAGTGGGGGAGGCATGTTCCTTAGCTGGGGGTAATTGTGGTACCTAATCAATTTAACGCAGGAAAGTCTCGTCCCCCCTTTAAGAGAAGGGATGACCAAGTAACAAGGGAAACTATTGCACTAGCACTCCTATACGCAGCCCTAGCATTTCTAGCAGCGTATGGATTAATTAGTTTGGCAGCATCATGACCTATTACGATTGGATTTGTAATGATTGTAAGTGTATTTGGGAACAGGATCACCCACTAGGAACTGCACCCAAACAAACAGAATGCCCTGAGTGTGGTGAGTTAAAAAGTAGAAACTGGGGCTCTGTGTCTGAGTTTCGTATGAAAGGTGATTGTCATACCAATAGAGTAAGAGAAAGAGATTATTATATTAACGGTATGGATAAGGATACTGCGGAAGAATATTATGCTGGAGCTATAAAAAGAACTGAGAAAGGCCTTAAGACTGGTTGGCAAAATTATTCTAAGTATACTCCTAATTATGAAAATATGAGAAAAGCTGGAAAGGTTACAAGAAGAACAGATTATGAGGCAAAAGAAGCGATGGAAAGATCGAAGAAAATGACCGAGGCAGTCTATAATGATAATAACATAGATATAGGCGAGACCCTCGAACGCAAGCCCCAATAATGAAATACGATTTTAGTGATAACATCCAGCGCGGAATAATTTTTCTTACTAAATACAGTAAAGACTTCTACCTCCAGATCTGTTCCTTAGTTAAGCCTGAATATTTTGAGTACCCTATCCATTCTAACTTTTATAAAGCAGTTAAGGATTACTATGAGGAGTACCATACCATCCCTAAAGACTTGCATTTATTAGAATGCATTAAAGAGTTCAAGGGATCCAGTGAGGACTTGTCGGATTATGATGATGAGCTTCATCGCATCAATACAATGGATGCTTCTTGTATTGGACACACTGATTTCTTTTTAGACCTTATTGAGAAGTTCGCCCAAAGAGCGGCTATGAAGGATGCTATTACTAATAGTATTGGCCTTCTAAAAGATGACCGTATTGGGGAAATCGAAACTTTGGTTCGAGATGCTCTTTCCATCAATAGGAATGTAGATCTCGGTCACGCTTATTTTACTGGGGTACTTGAGAGGTTTGAGAGAAGCCTTAAGGACACTAAGGGTAACCGCTTCTCCTTGGTCTTTGATACTTTGAATCAAGAACTAGAGGGAGGCCTGAGTGCTAAGGAGTTGGCGATGGTAGTTGCACCCCCAGGGGTAGGAAAAAGCCTTTACCTTGTTAACCAAGGCGTAGCCGCTCTCATGCAGAATAAAAAAGTTCTTTATATTAGTTTGGAGATGAGTGAAGATAAGATCGCCGCTCGTTTTGATTCTGTGATGACCCTGATTGGACAAAAGAAGCTAAAGGATAGTTTGGCGTTGCTACAGAAACGCTTAGGTATTTTTAATGAGAAGTTCCCTAACGGTCAGTTGATGATTAAAGAGTTTCCTACAGGACTAGCAAATATAAATGATATTAGATCTCTCCTTGTGCAGTTGCATAATTATGAAGAGTTCATCCCTGATGTGATTATTGTAGACTATTTAGAACTTTTGCGTCCCACTCGTGATGGCTTGGCTGAGTACCAAGCTCAACAAAGGATATCTGAAGAATTACGGGGGCTTGCGGTAGAATCGAATGCGCTTATGTGGACAGCTACACAAACAAATAGGCAAGGACGATCCGTTAAGCTTATTACAGATTCGGAGCTTGCTGACGCTTACGGTAAGATCAGAACTTGTGATTACGCTATCTCCCTCAATCAGACTGAAGAGGAGTTTGACGATGCTCAGATGAGATGCTATGTTATGAAGTCTAGGAATGGTAAGCAAAGGTTTGTTGTCCCCCTTTCTCTTGATTATAACACCTTAACGATGAGCGAGAGTGATCCTTATGAAAGTGCAGAATAAACATATTTTTGAGATAATTAAGGCTGATGAGAGTCTTCAAGAAGTAAATGCGGGATGGGCTACCTTTAAGATTAAAATCGTTAAGGGGCTTAAGTCAGCGAAGGCAAACTGCTGGGGAACCTGCGACTTCGATACCTATGAGATTCATGTAGAAGAGAAGATGGAGGATGCTCCTGCGCGAGAAACTTTGTTCCATGAAATTTGTCATATGTTGTTGGAGTTATGTGGGTTAGGTGGTGATAGTGAGGGAGAAACTGAAGAATATATCTACGCTTCTAATGAGAAGATCACTATAACAATGTCCCGAGCGATGATGATGTTCGCTCGATTAAACCCCGAACTAGCCAAGGAATTATTATGCCTAAATTAGATATTAATGAGGTTGTTGACAACCTAGATATGGAGACATACACTGAGATCTGTGATAGCATCACCAAGATTGATAGAACAAACATGGATGTCGAGCTTTCCCGTCATGCAAGCCATTACTCTTACTATTCCGCTATGCAGGACTTAGGTAAGTGCCGATTGGATGATGCGAACTTAGAGCTTACCATCTATACAGCACAAACAAGAAAACAAAGAACAGAAGAAGCCTCAGGTTTCGCTAAGAAGCCTACTGCGAAAGACCTAGATGACTATGTTATTTCTCAGGATGGTTATCGAGGCCTCGCAACGAAGGTTAACAATTTAACTTTGAAGTATAATATGCTTAGAAGCCTAGTTCAATCTTTAGGACAGAAGAAGGATTTGCTCGTCCAACTGTCCGCTAACATGAGAGCAGAAAAAAATATTTACAGCTAACACAAACAGGCATAATCGCCTATTATAGCATAACCGCTTAACAAACTACAAAGGAGTTTACAATGGCTATTGATTTAGATAAGATTAAGGAAATCCACGCAAACCTTTCAGGTAAAGGCACGGGTGGTGGGATGTCGGACACATTCCTTAAAATTGAGGAAGGAACTAACAGCGTTCGAATATTGCCTCCTAAGGAGGATGATGATAATTTCTATGCGATGACGAAGTTGCATAGAATCCCCCTCGCAGATGGAATGGTTAAAAATATTCACTGCCGTCAAGTTCATGGAGAGCAGTGCCCTATCTGCAATCTTTACTACTCTCTTTGGAAAGAGCCCACAAAAGATGAGGACTTGGCTCGCCAGATTAAAGGGCGTGATCGTTACTACTTGAATGTAGTTGATCGGGAAACTGGGGATGTTAAGATTCTGTCTATTGGAATTATTCTTTTTAAGAAGATTATTGCAGCTATGGTTGACCCTGATTACGGTGATATTACCGAACCTGAAACAGGTCACGATTTCAAGATCATTAAGATCATGGAAGGTCAGTGGCCTAAGTATGACCAATCGGCTCCTAGGCCTAAGTCCACTCCTGCGGGAAGCGGTAAGGAAGTTGCGGAGTGGATGGATTCTCTTCATGATATTCAGTCTCTTGTGAAACTGGAAGACTATGAAGAGCTTAAGCAGATCGCAGAGAGCATCAATCCTTTTGCTGCTGTTGAGAGATCTGCTGCTGACATCAACCGTTCTACTACAGAGGTTGGTGATGATGATTACATGGAGAAGTTACAATCATGAAAAATATTATTCTACCCGCTTTTATTGCGGTACTTTTTGGAGCGGGTCTAATGTCTTGCTCTATGGTTGAGGGGGCCATGGGAGAAAACGCTGATGTTAGTA